GTGGGAATGAAAGTTAAGAACAAGCCTTGACACAGTTTAAATTACACCCCCGAAGGGAAGCAGTCTCTTTGATGTCATTGAATGCTTCACTCATTCCCTGGACATTCTGGTCGATAATACTTACTACGTTAGCAAACTTATCAAGAGACTCCTTTGCTTTTGTTCCATCCTTAAACAGAATCTCAGCAGCTTTCATCATAGCCTTTCCGCTGGCAATCATGCTGTCACCACGCTTGATGAAGTTTTCGTCTCCCATTTTGAGACCAAGTTCACGAACCTTCTTTCCTTCAGCAATTTTACTTGCTGCGATGGTCATCTGCTCGCTGGCATCAGAAATCTTCTGCTCAGCCATTCCATTCAGGCCACCATTGAGGAAAGTCTTCTTTGGACTCGTCAGCTTCGATAACTGCTCATCAAGCTGCTTGATTTCCTTGGCGTACTCTCTAGCATCAATGGCTCCGCTTTGTAGAGCCTCATTGATATTCTGCCTGATTCTTGCTCCGATAGTCTGAGCCTTATCCATACCGAGAGACACGATGGCTCCGTAGAAGTTGAGATAATCAGAAGAGTTCTTGAACTTGTCAAGTTTAACCTGACCAATCTCCTTGTCTCTCTGAATCTCATATCTCGCCTTGATGCCAGGATCATTCGTCTTGCTGATAAGCTCGTTGTATCTCTCCCTTATCTTCAAGATTTTATCCTCATAATCTTCTGTCTTCTCAATGATGTCGGCGGCATCTTGCAAAGACTTAACATAATTACCACGGAGGAGTTCTGTAATTTTTTTCCACTCTTCGTACTGATTTGGTAGCTTAAGCTTTTCCTTAGCTTCACCATCCGTCATATTGAGAGAGTTCTGAAGATTAAATATCTCATGGTAGTTAGCGTAATACTCGTCCATAAGAGATTGAGTCTTGTCATCCATCTGGAAAGCGTCAATCCATGCGGACCCAGCAAAGAACTTGCTGCCTGTCTTTTCGAGAAGGCTCTTGTACAAATCCCAACGTTCTGACAGCTTGTTCATGGACTCATTGAAGTCAGCTGCCTTTCTCTCGTACTCCTTCTTGTCCTTCTCGTCGAAGAGCCACTCTGCAACCTCACGATAGATTGAAGTCTGGAACTTCTTTCTCTCTGTGGTGTTTATACTGAATCCTCCAAGGAGAGAATGGACAGCCTTCTGATAGTCGTCAAGATTAAGACCGGTAACCTCTGGGAAGAGATTGTAAGTCTTCTTCTTTGCCTCTTCATCAGACATTATGCTCTTGTACTTCTGGTACATCTGCCTTGCAGACTTAAGACTGCTTAGACGCTCCTGTAAACGCTTGAGCTCTATATCTTCTTTGCGACCTGAATTCCCGTTTCTTCCTTTCGGAACCTTATTGGACTTTTTGTCTTGCGGATAGAATTTATAGCCGAGACCTTCCCATGCCGCCTGATTCAAGCTATTGTAGCTTTCCCAAGCCTCATCTCGAAGTGCCTTAGATATCTTACCGCGTTTGAACTTGTTCTCGCGGTTCTTATACTCGTTGTACCTGTTCTGCAACTCTGTTTGCAGGTTATTATCCGTATTATAGTCGGAAGTTTCATCGAGGTAAGAGTCGAGCATAGTCGCCTGTGCTTCTACCCTCGCTTTACTCTTTCCTGTCTTGGATAAATTTCTGCGCACTCGTTGCTGCATAGGCGTCTTTGGTTTCTCGACCTTGCCGCCACCTGCTTTCTTTGGCTGTTTTGCACCAGCCTCCTGATAGAAGATAGACTTCAAGTACTCACGAATCTGAGGAACATTCACCTTGCACGCATCTAGCATTCTTTCTATCATGCTCGCAAAGCGTGAAGAATTTCTGTTGCACCACTTCGAGAAATCTGCGCCGAACAGATTAAATGACTTCTTAAGGAAGTTAATTATTCTAGGAATATTTTTCTTGGCGATATCATTTATCTGATCACTAACCTTGTTGGCCCTTATTCCTATTTTGTAAATGCTATTTGCAATATCATTGCTTCCGTTACTTGACTTCAAAACGAAAGAATCCCAGTTTGCGCCTCCTCTTTCTGCAAGAATACGAATCTTCTCATCGAGAGACATGGCTCTTTCCTCTGGCTTGAGGAACTGATTAGCAACGCTATCCATTCTCGACTTTGTATCTTCGTCAAGTCCAGATAAAAGCGTCTGGTACTTGATAACCGCCTCGTTGAGGTCTTCGACAGCATCCTCTATCGTGTCTGCAAAAGGATTACCGGAACCCCAACCACCTGAAGCTCCAAGTGCTCCAGCAACAACATCCGAGTCGTTTGCTTCCTGCTGTGAGTTATCACGAGCGGCAACTATTCCCTTATTGAGAATATCATACTGCTCGTTAAGATTCTTCGCCCTTGCAATTTGATCTTCTATAGTTTGGGTATAATCTCCGCTATTTTGAAGGAGTTCCTTCATCGAGTTTACCCGCTGCTGCAAGTCAGCACTGTTTGTAGGCTTCTCGTTCGCGAGTTCATCCTCGTAGCTCTTCTTTTTGTTGTATGCAGAATCCCTGAATCCCTTCGCATTCTCGGAAATTCTATCCATATCACTGCTATAGCTGGAGAATATCTGAACAGCTGCCCCGATAGCAAGTCCCCACCATCCGCCAAGCATCGTAAAGAGGGATTTGATTCCTCCACCGATCTTAGAGATACCCATATTCATTACGGCGGCAAATCGTGTTCCTCCGAGTATAATCTGCTCCTGTCTTGCTGTAATCTGTCCCATCACCGCAAGCTGACTAACAAGCTCTTTGGTTATAAGACCTTCCTTGACAGCTTTTTGCATTTGAAGAACAGACATCTTCCCTTCAAGTGCAAGACGAGACATAGCATTCGCCCTTGAAGCGGTATCAGACAGCAAGTATGCCCTTGCCTGTACATTCTGCAACGCCTTCTGTTGAGTAATCTTACCTTCTGTGACAAGTTGCTGCTGTTCGATAGCGTAAGTCCTCAGCTGAGCGTTCATCTGCTGAGTGTAGTTCTTGTTTATTGAGCCTAACCCGAGCTTACCGGAAGCCATCAGTCCGAGTTTCCTTGCAGCAAATATAGCTCCGAAAGAAAGCATAGAAGGGGACAGTTTATCAAGAGCTAATACTAAGTCTGTTACTCGGTTAATAATAAACGAGAACGTACCGCCTATGACATTCTTTCCTTCTGCAAATTTACCGAGCATAATATCCCACGCGTCGATAAGCTTATTCCAGCGACCAAGCAGTGTTTCGGACAACACGAGCTGCATATTGTAGAACTGACCACCCTCATCAGTCATTTTCCACAGTACCTTCTGAACATCCTCGAAGCTTACCTGCCTTCCAGATATCATCTTCTTGACGTCTGCTTGGGTGTAATTCTTGCGCCCGTTCTTGCCTTCAGAATTATATAATTCCGTTATCTTCTGCAAGAGAGGAAGACCGGCGTAAGCGAACTGGCGCAACTCCTTACCATCGAGCCAAGAACGAGCCTTTACCTGGCCGAATGCCAAGCCCAATCGTCCGAAGTCTACACCAAGACCAGATGCAATATCCGCAAGTCGTTTTGTGGTATCATACAAGTCATTTGCTTCGACTCCGAATGCAGCCAGCTGCTTTACATCTCGGTTCAGCTCTCCAAACTTGAATGGAGACTGCAACGCAAGCTGCTGTGTCTGAGCGAACAGCTCGTCAGCCTTCTGTACATCACCAAGGATGGAGCGTAACGCAACATGCTGCTGAACAATCTCACCACCGGTCTGTACGATTGAATTAAAGAATTGCTGTGCGCCAAAGACAATACCTCCCTGCAAGAAGAGAGACTTGATGTCTCCGACTATGGATTGCATCTTCTTCGCTTCAGCGTTTGCTCCGGCGAATGCTGCTGCGAGATCGTTTCGTGCCTTTGCGGCAGACTGAGCAATTTCCTGCTGACGCTTCTGTTCAAGCTCGATACCTTTCTGAACCTCTTGGTTTACTGCTTTCTGATCTTGAAGAACCCTAGAAGCTAATGTGGTATCGTGACCACTACCGATATTACCAAGCATACCGAGGCTATCCTTCCAGCTCTCTGAATTAAGTCTTCCCTTAATATTTATAAGGGCTCTCATTAAAGAAAGGAGTCTGCTAATCTCGGCTTCTGCCTTGCTTACATCTGCACCGATAGAGATGCCCCTGCTGTATTCAGAGCGAAGCTGGCGAACCTTATTGCCGAGAGAATCATACCGACGTTCCGTGTTCTTTAACTCGTTCTGTCTCTGCTTCTCATTTGCTTTTGCCTCGCGTGCTGCGTCTGCCTCGTCTTTCTTTCGCTTTTTCTCAGCATCTTGTTCTGTCTTGTATCTTTCTAAGATAGCATTCTTTACAACTTTAGCATAAGTCTTTGCTTCATCTATAGCATTGAGATATCCGGCACTCTTTACGACATCAGATGCTGTGAGTCCGGTAATAGGATGAATACCTCCGTTATTCCTAATCTGTTCTAACTCAGTTCTGTATTTAGACAGCTCTGACAACGACTGCCGTATGTTATTCGTTGACTCAACACCAAACATCTGTATTCCTTCACCATGGCGTTTGTTGATTTCGTCAATAATAGAAGATAACTTATGAAGTTCTCTCTCTGCCTTGTTTGCCTCAGTGGAAACACTGTTAGGGAATATGTTGAATCCAGCACCTTCCTTAGACACCTCTCCGAGTATGCGGCCTATTTTGTATAACCCGTCCTGGACAGACTCCAACTGCTGGAGTTTTTTTGGACTAAAGAAATCTTCGCTTGAAAATACACCAATGTTACGATGTAATTCTTTAACAAAGTCGTTTAACTTTTTTAAGCCTTGACCTCCCTTATCTCCAATACCCTTCGTTGCTTCGGATATTGCTTCCAAAGCATTCTGTGCCTGCTTACCAGTAGAATCAACCTTGTTTAATTCTCTGATAATCTTTTTGGTTTCCTCTTCAATTCTCGATTTTAGAGTGAGCGAGAAACTGAGGTCCCCCATATTTCCACCTGCCATATCCTGAATATTTTTAAATTAGAGTTTATTGTTTAAGTAATCAGCAAGACTTATCTTCTTGCCAACGAGGCTTCCCTCATTCTTCTTTTTCTCCACCCACCTGTCGTAGAGGTCATCCATCTCCTTCTTGGTGTGCTTCTTCGGACCACCTTCCTTCTTGGTCTTAGGATAGACGACAAGAGGCTGGTCTGCAACCATGAGGTCAATCTGTGCCGATGAATAGCCCCACCAGTAGTCGTAGGCTGCGATGAAGTACTTACGCTGAAAGAGGAAGCCGAACTTCTCAGCTAGTGAGAAGGCTGCTCCCCAGCTTGTTCTGCTTGGATAGCTTTTGCTTCGCTCCTCGTCATCGTCATCATCACGTCCGTCATCCCGGTCGCTAATATGGTAGCCAGTGAGAATGCGTTCGATGGAATTTTTTTTTTAGAAACATCGAGAACTCTCAGAACCTCGGCCACGTCCACATCATTGATGTAGTAGAGCCAGCGCCAGTAGATCCAATACAGAAATCTAATCTTCCAGATGTTGTTGAGGAGAATGCAGACGCAAATCTTGACGTTGCGTTTCCATTCGTTCTTCTCCTTCGCCCTGATATGAGAACACCTGCTCATGGTTCCCTTGCGAAGCCAGCCGAGCCTGTGCTTCTTTCCACGGAACACGAACTCGGTAGGCTCGTCGTGCAGCACGCTGTCAAGCAACTCCTGCAAGTCCACTGAAGGCTGCTCTATTTTATTTTCTTCTGCCATGATTGTATGCTATTAAATGAAGAAGGGCGGCACGGCTGTTGATTAGCCTGCCGCCCAACGGTTTGTTATCCTGAATCTAATTACCTAAAGAAGCCTTATTCAACAGTTTCCCAGTTGTCGTCCTTAACCCACTCAGTGTCGGTTACTCGGGTATCCATATACCTCTCCTTTACGGTTGCAGAACCGGTATTGTAGGTAATTACGAGGCCCTGTCTGCGGTTTGCCGCAGGAACGGTCTTACGGGTTGTTGCCGCATCGGTCTTGTAAGTAAGGCTCATAACGCCATCACCCTTTGTCAACCAAGCAACGCTCTTCGTACCCGCACCCTCAACAGAGCCAGAGAACTTGAATGCAACTGGCTTGGAACTTGAATCATCCCACTGCATTGTCGCATACATAGATAGGTTGGTCACAACCATGAGGTTCTTCTTCTCCTCGTCAACGATAACGATAGTACCGCGCATCTTATAGAGCTTAGGCTCTACGGCAACACCGGTATACTGAACGTCAAGAGTATTGTCACCAGTACCAGTAAGAGTGGCAGTGATTTCGTTAACTGCGTCTTCACCGAACATAGCCTTAAGAAGCTCCTTAGCCTTGGAAGGAACAACGAATTCTACGTTGAAGTCACCAAGCTCAGCAGTGGTAGCCCAGTCACCAGAAAGGCCGATAACCTTGTAGTGGTTGATTGTAGGCTCGTCCATCGTAGCCTTCAGAGAGTCAACCTCAACAGGAAGCTCCATGTCGACGGTAAGCTTAATGTCGCTCTTAGAGAGGTCAACCAATGCAGCGGAGTAGAGCAGCGACTTAGGACCGCAGAACACTTCCTTCAATTTATCAATAGTCACCATAATCTAAAATATTTTAAATTGTTATACCTGAATTTCTGAATACTTATTTCGTACGTAACCTTCCCTGTATGATTGTCACGGAAAAACCGGCGCCATCGTCTGTCTGTAGTGTTATACGAGGATTTGAAACAATGAGATTTTTTGTGGAGATTGGAAATCTGTCCATAATCTCCTGGACTTTCTCGTCAACGCTAGAAACATCAAATGTGTTTGGATTTCTTGCTGAAGCTTTATCGCGCACATACAATTCGATTTGAGCTGTAGTGGTGAAATCGTTGTAAACTCCACTTGAGTTCATCTCATTGTTATAGATACTAGATGGAAAGTATACCACGATGTAGCTGTTGATTTTCGTATCAACTGCTTTTGGTCGGCTCCGGGAGTATAGCTTGTCGCAAATCCCATCCATTGCATTGCCGACATCGAAATATAGAGTCTTAATACTAACCATATCTTACATCGTTCTAAAGTATCTAACCAAATATTCTCTAAGAGAGGTAATCACGTCGTGACCTCTCTTAACCTCGACAAACTTAGCGTAATCCACACCGGCAACAAGGAGCATCTGCCATGTGGCATCGTACTTTCCTTTGTTGTGCTCCCTGGAAACAAGTTCATCCCACGCCGCGTTTGGACCATATTCACCACCTTCTCCGTATTCACCCTTGTAAGGTCTCCTTCCGCTGTCCTTGAAGGAGAACGAACTGCGATAATACTTATCGAGGTTGTATCTCTCTCCAGCAGCAAGGGTTACTCGGGTTGGCTCTGGGCCAGGTGCGTAATGAATCGACTGCAATGAGCCGTTGTAATATGTACCGATGGCTGTTGACTTGTACAAGTTACCGGTTACGTCATCATAGTTTCGAGACTTGTCAGCAGCCTTCATTGTCATTTCAGCCGCATGGTCCATCTTCTGCTGCATCTTTGCTACAGCCATCTGACGGATTTTCTTCTCGACCTGTAAAAACTGACCTGATAAACTTGTCATAATCTAAACCCTTGTCAAATTCCAATATACAACAGTCCTGTTATTATCCGGTTCGCAGTCCTTAACCATACCTACCTCGGTGTTGTTGCCGACAGTGGAGTAGATGGTGTCGCCGTCAAGAGGACATCTTTCAGCATCCCATTCGTCATATCTGACAGGAATCGATGCCTTCCTCTTGTTCTGGTCGACGTTCTTGTCTCCCTCTGTAGTGGTATCGGTGTAGCTGCGGCCTTCGCCATAGTAGAGAATGATTTCCTTGTCCTCACTAACTGGAGCATCATCATCGGCAAACGGGTCATCAGGGTCGGCTTTTCCGACGACCTTCCTCACGATCTTGATGATGTGAGGGTATCTTGGGTTTCTGATGTTTTCCTTTTCCATACGCCTTATTTGATGATGTGAGGGAGAGGTTCTCCCCAAGGAGAATAATTCGCCCTCTTTACTCCGTGGGAGGTCACCCGGAAGGTGGACTTCTTCTTGAGCATCGAATCAGGCTCCAGCTCCGCATAGATAGCGTTAGCCTCTGCCTTCATCTCGCTCCTGTCGTTGTCCGACATATCATAGCCACCTCCCGAATGAGTCCATCCGTTATCGGAGTCGGAGGTGTTGTTCACCTTGCTCGGACCAAGAACAAACCATTTCAGCATGTCGGCATAGGCAAGTCTCACCTTGTCCTTGTCGCAGGCTTCGAGGTCGATGCCGTTTTCAAGCTCCCTGTCGTGCATGATGCCCAACAGAGCCTTTATCGGCATCTCGAACTTCACCTTATTAATAAGGTAGTCGTTCACAGTGTAAATGTTCATCTCCGAATCCATAGTCATACAATCTAGTTACGTTAAAGAATTAACCCTTCTGGGTGATGTCGATAATCCAACGGTAAGGAGCATCGAGCATAGCAGGAACAGAAGCGAGGAACAAGTCTGTCTTGAACTCATTGAACATACCGTTTGCGGTAACCATGTTACGGAGCAGACCGAGACCGTTGTTTGTCTGTGCCCAAGCTACATCCACGAGCTTATTGCCGAGAGTATCGAAGATTCGCTTGTCGAGAATCTCCTTGCGCATGAAACGCAATGGCTTACCAGCAGGGCGAAGAACGACTGTTCCGTCTGCCCAACCACGAATCTCGGTAACTGTTCCGTCGAAGCGCTTGTTGTGCTCAACCTCATCGACAATCTCGATAGGAGAAAGACCATTGAGGTCAACAACAGACTTCAGGAACATTGCGTTGGTCGGACCGTAGTTCTGCAATACTGCCACAAAGTTAGCGTTCGCCCAGCTCTTGTACAGCTCGGCAATCTGCTTGTTCTTTAAGAAGACGTTGTTGTAGTCGTTCTTGGTCATCTGCCATACGAGAGGTACACTGCGGTACTCAATATGACTGTTGCGCCAATCCTCCTCAAACTTACGCATCTGTTCGAGCAAGTCGCAGTTCGCGTCGTTCCAAGCAAGCTTGCCTGCCTTCTTGAAGTTCTCGGCTGGAACCTTTGCGTCATACAGGGGCTCCTGGATACCGCGACCGATCTTGTCGTAGTCGATGACACCCTTAGAACTCAACTGTGCTGACATGTATGTCATAGTCATGTCAAGAGAGTCATACAATACCTGAACCTTGTCGAGATAAGCATCAACCAGGTCTGCATCGTTACCGAACTCATCCTGGAGAAGCTTCATCTTGTGATAACGCTCTGTCGCAGTCTCACGGAAGCCGTCAGCAGCGAAGTCTGGGATTGAAGCGGTATACCACTCAATACCCTCGTGGTCGTTCTGATAGCCCTCGCCGAGAGGGGCACGGAGGTTCATCAAGGTTGCAGGGTTCAAAGTGCGAAGACGAACCTTGAAGGTTGCGTCGCCATTATTAGATGTAGGGGTGAGGTTTGGATCAATGTCACCCTGTGTCAGATACCAGCCGTTGTTACAGCGCAATACGCCGTCACGATTGACGAACTTCTGAAGGTAAGTGTTGTTACCCTTACCAGTGAAGAACTTCGCAAGCTGCTCGACACCAATATCAATTTTTGCCATAATCCTGAATCAATCTTTTTACGTTAGACAATAGGTTAAATGTGCCAGAACTCTGGGTAGAGTGACTTGTTCATCGCCTTAACGGCAGGAGGAACAGGACCCATGCGGTCAAGCCACATAACGCAGTCTGGATTCAACATACAGAAGTTGTTGTTGTTGCGAGGCTGATGATACTTGTCTCCGCCGGCATTGAAATAAGGAAAATCGTTGTCGCTCGGAGCAAAGCAGTTAGGGTTGGTCACCATAGGCAATACGGATTCGCCTGCACTTGCAGCCTCAACCAATACGTCACCTACCTTCAATGTGCCGAGAGCAGCAGAAAGAGTAACCTTCCAAACGTCACCTGCGGTATCATCAGTAGTAGCCTCGACTGCTGAAATAGTCACACCCTTTGCCTTTGTCTTGAAGTCCTTCTGACCGACCATGATGGTGTCGCCAGGGAACGGAATGTGAACGAAGCCGTTACGAACGATGTAGATGTCTGTGTCTGTAGCCGCAGTTGTAGCCTTTGCTACACCGTAAGCCTTCAGAATCTTGAATGTCGCGCCAGGTCCGTCGTTGCCAGCTGTAAAACCAAGGTCGTGCTCAATCAAGTCACCGGCATAAATCTTAGCCTGACCTTTGAACGGATTGACGAGCTTGCCACCAATAGGTGGGTGAACGAAGGCATTCTTGATGAGTGCCTCAAGGCCAGCAAACACGTATCGGGTTCCACCGACCTTACCTTCTGTCTGAACAATGGTTGCGCCGTGGTTCAGCATACCACGAGTACCCATCTGTTCCATGTAGGAAATAGAAGTGTTGTCCATAATCTTTTTACCTTTTTAAAATTGTTATCCTGAAATTACTTCTTGTCTCCACCGCCGAATCTCTTCTTTCGACGCTCGGCCACTTCTTCCATAAACTTGTCATCATCTGTGGACGTGCCTCCGCTAGACGTGCGACTGCCTTTTGCAGGAATACCGTTTTCACCGGTAGCCTCCTTGTACTCTGCGGTGTAGATCTTCTCAGCCTTAGAAACCAGGTCGTCGATGTTGGCATCTTCGTCCGGAATCTCCAGCTTTGCGATTGCAGCATTGAGGAAGTAGTTCTTCATTTCAAGGTTTGCCTTGTCGAACTTATCCTTCAAACCTGCCTTTACAGACTCGATGGTCGCCTTCCTTGCAGCCTTCTTGTCTCTTTCTGCGTTAGCTTCCTTGAGGGCTTTGATTTCTTTGAGAAGCTCGTTGTATTTGTCGTCAGGATCGCCATTTTTGGCGGCCTCCTTACGCTTGCGCTCCTCTTCCTCTTCCTTCTTCTTGCGTTCAGCCTCCTCCTTGCTCTTCTTTACCTCGTCAGAGATATTCTTGTGCAAGTTGCCGTTGATACGCTTCAGACGGTTTGCTAACTTGGTAACCAACTTGGAATTTGCTTCCTCGTCATCACCGAAATCTTCCAAAACATCATCAAGTTCCTCATCGATGGTCTTTTGGCTAAGTTCTTTGAACTTGGTGGTATCAACCTCCTTGTTCACTAATGCTAAGAGTTCCTCTCTTGTCATGTTGTTTTTTTGATTAAAATGTTATCCCGAAAGTGGTCCCTCCACCTCGAAAACGTATAAATATACCTTTTATTTTGCAAATATATGAATAAATATGCAATTATCCAAGAAAAATTGTATATTTTTGCAGTATTAAATGTATATTTATGCAAAAGGAAGTATTTTCAGGATTAAAATTGGATAACGGTGAGCCTATTTATACTCAAGAGTATATCCAATCATTAAGAGACGCCGATAAGAAGCATCCCGACAAGCTGAAGATTATAGCTCAGCGTGGCGGTCAGGAGCGCATGCTGTCTATTGATGCAGATATTAAGATAGTTGGCGGCTCGCGAGGTGGACCTCTGGATGAAGACACGAGAGTGTTAACTACTAGAGGATTCATTAAAATCAAGCATCTTAAATATGGCGACACCGTAATAGGACATGACGGTAAGGGACATAGAGTATTAGGTCGAATCGATTATCCTGATAGAGATTGCTACGAAATTGAACTATCTGACGGATCGAGTGTAGTATGCTCGGATGACCATATCTGGAATGTATCTATCGATGGCGACAGGAGATTTATACCACATCTTGCCTGTGAGATAGCTAGTTACATCAACGAAGGCTACGACATCACTATTCCCTGCGTAAAACCTGTAGAGTTTGATGAAAAGTTCGGCCTAGCCTCTGTCGCTGAGAGAACTGAGTCTTTAAGACGTATCATCGAAACATCGGGTAGATTTTCCGGAAAATACTGGAAGAAGACTTTCAAGACAAGAAAGAAAGCATTCGATTTCAAGTATCTGGTTGATAGTCTCGGTTCTGTTTGCTACGTAAAAAGGAAGTCAAACAAGAAATGGGAGGTTCGATTCGATTACAGAAAGAAGGAATTAGAGAGGAGGATTGTCAGCTGTAAACCGGTCGGCAAGCGAAACTGCTGTTGCATCGCCGTTGAGAATCCGGACTCACTATTCGTTGTCGAGGACTTTATCGTCACTCACAACTCCAAGTCCTTCTCTTCCCTTATGGAAGTTCTGAAGGATATCAAAAATCCAGATTTTCATGCAACAATTCTTCGTAACGAAAAAGACGACTTGCAGTCCTTGGTGACAGACTCTTACAAATTGTTCTCCCAATTTGGAACTTACAATAAGTCACAGAACGATATGACCTGGAACTTCGACAACGGAGGATGGCTCAAATTCTCGTACTACGCAGGAGCCTATCAGGATTTCAAGACACGATTCCAGGGGCGCCAGTATGCCTATGTCTGCATCGATGAGGGTACTCAGTGTCCATACAAGAAGTTCAAGTACCTATTGACCAACAACCGAAACGCAGCTCACATACGAAACCGATTCTGGATTACCTGTAACCCTGACCCGGAATCATGGGTGCGAAAGTTCATCGACTGGTGGGTTGACGAGAATGGATACATAATACCGGAGCGAGATGGAGTTATCCGCTACTGCTTCATGGATGGTGATACACCGGACTCTATCTACTGGGGTAACACAAGAGAAGAGGTATACGAACAGTGCAAGGGCATCATCGATAGCCTCTGGAAGGACAGCTACGAGGAACTTGGATACACGAAGCTCGAAATGTTCATCAAGTCGGCAACATTCGTTCGCGCTGACGTATCAGAGAACATTAAGCTTATCTCTACCGATGCCTCATATCTCGCCAACCTTGCCCAACAGGACGAGGAACAGCGCATGCGAGACCTGGAAGCTAACTGGAACTGGAAAGCTGCCGGTGATGACATGATCAAGATGGAAGACCTTGATGAAATCTACGACAATGCAGAACAGATAGGAGATGGAAAACGCAGAGCTTCTGCCGATATCGCATTCACCGGCGGCGATAACTTCGTAATGTGGCTTTGGGAAGGATGGCATTGTAAAGACTTGGTTGTACTGAGGCTGGACCCTAAGACACTTGTTTCGGTAGTTGAGGCTAAGCTGAGAGAGTGGGGCGTTGAGGAATGCAACTTCACTTACGATATGCAGGGTATCGGTCAGTACTTTAAGGGATTCTTCAAGGATGCCGTCCCATTCAACAACCAGGCAGCACCTATCGCTAGGAATCATCAGGAAGAAGAAGGAATCAAATACCTCTATAAGGATTTGAAGTCTCAGTGCGCATGGTTATTCTATAAGATGATAAAAGAGAAGCAGATTTCCATCGACTCGGCCCTGCTTGAAAGAAAGTATTCAGGAAACGGATTTGACAAGGTTCCTCTCAGACAGATTCTTCAGAAGGAGCGTAAGATGCTCAGACGTGACGAGAATAGCGATGATAGGGGATTCAAGCTATTACCTAAGAAGATTGCCAAGAAATATGTCGGACACTCGCCTGACTTCTTTGAATCTTGGTTCTATGTAATGATATTCAGTTTAACAAAAAAGAAAAATAAAAAGGTAAAAGGATTATGGATGCTATCAAGGTAACAAATTTCAGAAAGATTCTCGTAAAGAAGCCTTTCTTTGAACTCACGCCAAAGGGGTACATGACCCACGATGGCTATTGCAGGAACGAGGTGTCCGATAATGAAGACCCTCAGATGCCGCAAGATACATTGTACAGAGTGATTAAGACTCAGAAGGACTTCCTTCGTGAGTTCTATCCTACGTCCCACAAAATCTTCGACAAGGATCTCTACCCTGACATCTGGAGAAAGAACCCGGAAAACGGGAAATGGTATGTCCAGGAGATTCAAAGAACGGCATTTGCTTTCCAGCAAGTTATTCATACGAAGCATGTTCTCCACATGACAGGTAACGATATTCAGTTTGAGCTTGCCGGTGATCCTGAGATGAAGAAACAGGAAGAGTATATTAATCTTCTTGCCAAGTTCAAGAAGGGATGGTATATGCACGATATGGAGATTCGCCACTATGAGGCTGTAAGTTCGTACATGAAGGTTGCTGAGGCTGCTGTAGTCGGATTCTTCGATAAAAACAAGAAATTCGGTACTCGCACATTGGCTTTCGATAGAGGAGACACATTGTATCCTCAGTTCGACCCTCTTACTGGTGAACTCGTTGTGTTTGCTCGCAAGTATTACGACTTCGATGAGGAAGGCAATGAAAAGATTGAATGGGTAGAGGTGTGGGATGACAAGACATTCTACCGCTTCAAGAAGCAAGTTAACGAAGGCAAGGTCAAGGAGACTATCAAGAGAATAGCCAAGATATTCGGAATCGACGACTACACTTGCGTTGAAGAGAAAGCTCACGGCTTCCCATTTATCCCTGTTGCATACGTAAGAAACGATGACGGACCATGCTGGTCTGTTGTACAGAAGAACATCGAGGACTACGAGGAAGCTTTCTCTTATCTCTGCGAGAACAACAAGGCTTACGCCTTCCCTATAATGAAGTTGAAGGGCGATGGTGACGACATTACCGTTGTTGGAGATACAGACGGATCGGCTAAGATGATTCAGATTACCGATACGAATGGTGATGCTGACTTCATTAACGGAACGGACGCTTCCGATGCATTTGCGACACAGCTCAACAAGTCGTATGACCTCATCTATGAGCTTTCGTTCACAGTAAAGCCACCGGAGCTGAAGTCGGGTGACCTTCCGGGCGTTGCCATCAAGCTGCTCTATTCTCCTGCTATCGAGGTTGCTGAGAACGATGCTAAGAAGATGCATCCGTTCCTGGATCAACTTGTTCGTATCTCAAAGTATGGTATCGGAGTTGAAGAAAACTGCATGGCCACTATGACCGGTCTTCCTATTCACGCTTGGGTGGAAATCTATGTGCATCAGAATAAATCTGAAATAATTACTAACTTAGCAACAGCTGTTCAGAACAACTTCCTCTCAAAGCAGACTGCATCTGAGCGTTGCCCAGACTTCCCAGTTAACGATGAATACGACCGTATCATGCGCGAGAAGAAGGAAGAGGACCAGCAGGACCTCCTCATGGATATGCAACGTGCGGATAACGAAACTCAAAATGCAATCGAGGAGCAGAAAGCTACTGCGAATATTCAGAATGGAGGTAGTGGAAACGTACGTACGGGTCGCGGAGCTGGACGCCCAAATAAGTCAGGAACCAAATGGGACGAGAATCGGAACGCCCCGAATGAAAACAACTGGCAACACTACAACCAAACCCATTAATAGCCTATGGATGAGTTAAAACGTTCTGTCGATTACAGCAGGAAGCGCTTGCAGGCAATCCGAAACTGCGAGGACCATGTTGCAGATATTCTCTGGAAATCGACACAGAAAATAATTACCGCAAGTAAGCGATACAGAGGTGCGGGCAGGCTCACAAACGAGTCAGCCCTGCTCTCTTACGCCAAGAATGTTACTGCCGAGGCAGAGGAGAGTATCAACAGCTATATCTCTGCCTACTCAAAGGCTTCGTGCAAGATTCTAGGGATTGACAGCGAGAATATAGAATCATTTCTCGTCAGCGACATCTACGGAAAGACGACATCCGAAAGAAACGCCGTCTATCTCGGAAACTTTGCTGAAGATATTGTAAGGATGATCAAGGCTGGAACCTTGATGGGATATTCAGACCAGCAGCTCCTGTCTTCCATCCGCACAGGCTATAAAGACCCATATCACACATCAGTCATCACCAAAGCGAAGAGAAAGGATATCAACATCGATGTTCCTTCTTACGGAAAGGGATACTACAAGAACGCCTATCAGAACATTGTAAGAAACGCCTCTCAGGTGATTGCCTTAGCATGGGGACAGGCAGAGCAGGAGTATGGGCAGGAGAACAAGGCTATCGGGTTCTACGTCAAGAGAGGGAGCAGTTATCCGTGCGACATTTGTCAAAATGAAGCCGACGCTGGCATCCACTCTTTCAAAGACCCATATCCGCCATTTCACGTTTCGTGTTGTTGCTACACAGTATTTGCATTCAAGGATAATAAAAAGAAATAAGATTATGATTGAAGAAACAAAAGGATACACGTTATCCGTCGATACGTACAAGAAGGCGAAGGCTCTTAAGATGAAAGATCCTCGCTATTACATCTATGCCAGCCTCCGTGGCTCAGGTATGTCTGTTCGTGACAGCTGGGCCATCGCATTCCAAGGAGAAGGAATAGGTGTGTGGGAGAAATCTTTCCTCGAAAACGAGATGAATAAGCTAGAAGCCAAGGAGTCCGTTCAGAAGAGAATCGCAGAGGTACAGGGCAAGAAAGCGAAGAACGAGAACGCCGATGAGCTCACCCAGGAGGAACTTATTAAGGCTACCTCGAAGGAAGAGATTCTGAGAAACCTCGTTATCGCTCAGCGCAAGCAGAAGTTTGGCTCTCCAGAGTGGCAAAAGACGACTGCCATGATAGCCGACTACTCTAAGATTAAGCAGGACGAAATTGATACAGAAAATAATGTGGTCCACTACTACATTCCTCTATCAATGCCTCGATGCTGCGAGGACTGTATTATCTTCAAAAATGGCCAGGCGACCTTTCAAAAGAAGAAGAAATAGTTAAATTCGTGTTAAAGTAACTTTGTTTTACTAGAATTTCAGCAAAACCAAGTACCTTTGCAAATAATTAATGTTCACAGATTCTTTCTGCTGAGCATAATTCAAATTATTTTGGTTAACTAAGAGGGGCAGTGTCTTCACAGATGCTGCCCCTCGCTTTTTAAAACAAATATATAAGTAGAAGAAAACTTTGAAGTCAATTAAGGATACTTCTCTCCGGTAACCAACTCAAGTATACCCTTAAGCCTATCATTAAGAAGGTCGTCATTGAATACAGGAAGAATACCGTATGGAGGCAGTTTCTTCGTCTCTGCGGCCTCCAAAATGAACTGGAGTGCCTGTACTAGGGAAGTATGGTCTTGAACGACCTCAAGCAATTTATCGCTCATCCTTGCCTCCTTCCTTCTTAATCTGTTCTGCCATCTCAAGAATAGTCTCGGCGTGCTTGTCTCGGTCGATGACCTCCTGAACTGCCTCATCGCTTTCTTTGCGAAGCTGCTCTTCAGTCTTACCCTCGTCGGCAGCAGCGTTTCTTCTTGCAGCCTCACGAGCAATGTATTCGTCACGGAGTTTCAACTTACCTGCCGTGTATTCTGCATCGCCAGGCAACGATGTATCCGCATACATAAGCTGGGCAAATGCCTCGATGATGTTTCCATCATCCTTGGAGAACTCATAATGGTCTCCTACGGCCACAGGAACACATTCATCGAGTGCAGCGTACATTGATGTACCGATAGAGTACTCGATTCCCCATGTGCCGGCAATGTTCGCAATCTTGATAAAAGGCAGCGAACCTCTCTGTAAATGCTTCTTGATATCAGCAGGGATATCCTCTCTGAGTGAAGCAACTTCTTTCTTAGACAAGCTCTTACTGAACTTCAGCACGGTGAAGTGTCTTGTCTTGATAGTCTTTCCAAATGGTAATGCCATGATAACAATATTTTAAAGTTCAACTTTTATTTCCTTATACTCGAAATCTGTGCAAGATGGATTCTCCTCAGAAGTAAACCTAATCTCATTAGGGTTATTACAAACTCTATTCTTGAAGAAGAAGCAATCCTTGCAAGTGTAATCAGTCTGTTCCATGCTCCTTACGTTTTTGATATTCCATCAATGTCAAGATACAATAGTTAGCGCAGTCAAGAAGAGCATCTTCCAATGGCTCATTAGCGACTTGCGCCTCATTATCCTTCAACGTCTTGATACGATTCACCTTCTCTCGTATCTTTCCGTAGCCGTAGTTGATACCAAGCTCATCATACATTTCGGAAAAAGCATTCCCATAATCGTGATTCTTGCGCTTGTAGGTATCGCTCATCTTGTCGGTGATATCCTTGAAGCGGTCAGCATCGGTATTTTTGCTTTGTTCTCCCATACCAATACTATTAAACGGCAACTCGCTCCGATTAAGATTATCAACGCCGATAGAATCTTTCCATTCATCCATCAGATTTTTTACATATTCGGGATATAAACCATTCTTCTGCAAAATATCTAAATCTACGCATACATTAGTAATGTCGCGAACGCCACAATAAACACAGCCATTTTTAACAATACTGCGTTAAATTAATATTTAATCGTCTGTAAATCAATAACTTATA